CATAGCTCGTGGCTTGATGATGGTGGATAATGGTATCGGCTCTTCTTCATCTGATTCCGCAGTATATGTTTGGCATACAAAGCAATATGTATGGCCATCAGAATAAACAGAGTTACCATCTGATGACCCACAATTATTACAGGGTGTATGATACATAAACTCAGAATCATCTGAGCCAGCTAATTGGGATTGCATAATACGGGCACCATAGGAAGCCGTGTTTGTCGGCCCACATGGCGTAAGTAGTTTTAGAGCGTTTAGATATTTTATTATTTGGTGCTTGAAATACTAAACGTACATCTAGATCAGGATTACATTTTTTTACAGCCAGCATCTTACGACGATCTGACGGCTTAAAGAATCCCTTAGTTTCTAGATATACATCCCCAACCTTGAAGTCAGGGATATACCTAGACTCAAGCACATAATTAAATTTATCTGGTTCATAATCATAATGTATGTTCAGTTCGTCAAGAAGTGAAGCAACCTGTATTTCAAGGCCACTTCTCATTAGAACTCATCATCCTCATTAAAGGTGTTGTCTGTCTTTTCTACATTAGGATCTTCGACTTTAAACCCTTTGGCACTACCAAATAATTTGGCGGCTTCTTCGGGGGTCATATCCCCATCATCTTTAATCCCAGCACCGTTGTTAAGGCTAACTATTTGTATAGCTTTTAACTTAAGTGATGTACCTATATCACCTGTTGGTAATACATAAGGTTTCTGGAAGAAAGCTATCTTAACTTTACTACCATTATATACTGGTGTATTCTTATCAGATATTACCGTACCTTCTGTGTCTACAATAACAGGGACGAGTCTATCTCCTTCCCTCCATGTGAAACGTACTTGGTAGGTACCTTCTTGGTTTTCTACTTCTTCCCAAGGCTCAGGCTTAATAGACACCCTTTTAGGGTTCTTAGCCTTACCCCTTGCCCATTCTAAAGCACTCTCTCTTTCCTCCTCTAGTTCTTTAACTATCTCCTCTCCCATAAGGACTTGGAGCTTATAGCCCCACTCCCCTGGTTTTAAGACAGCCTGATAACCTTCGAGGGTGACAGGTTCTTTAGTGACATGTGTTTGTGGCATAGTGCTAACAGAAAAAATAAGTGGAATTGGATACAACAGTAGGATCTAATGTTCCTACTATCGGTGGCGGTTCTTTGGCATTAATTGTTTCAGCGAATCGTGACAGCCAACATTCTTCTGTGAAAATGTCCGTGTAGGTTTTTCGCACAAGTTTATTGAGTGTTCCCATGTCTCCTGCTCTGCATAAGACAGAATCATGGATAACTGTGAATGGTCCATTGAACTCCTCGAAAGATCGGTGGAGTATGGAAGCATCGACTGAATGGATGAAATTAGGAGCAGTACTTGTTCTATGCTTCTTAGGGCATGGACTCTCGATACCGTTAGGTATTCTTACTCTAGTACGACCTAATAACTGTAACTCCATTTGCTCAGTCTCGATGTGATTACGCTTTTGACTAACAATAAAACCCGAAGGGGTTGTCCATTGTACGATCTTTGCGCCATCTTTTATATATTGACCAACGTTTTTCCTAATCCAACGCATAACTTGCATTGGTCCTGGAACAATAGCATCCATACTTTGATAGACAGCATTGACAACCTTTGTAAGTTCTTCACGATCAGGATCAACACCTTTCTCAAGAAGAGCTTCTCTAATGTACTTCCGAGATGAGTCTTTAGTAGCATTGTAGGGTATTGTCATGACGGTTCTTTTGACCGTCTTCCTGTCCATCCAAGAGTGCATCCTCTCTGGAAGATACTTCTTGGCTTCAGTGGCTACAGCACGGTAAGCATCACTAGGTTCTGTGCCTGGACAGACATTAACTAATTCAGCAGTACTCTGATCCTTAGCTAAACCAGCTAGGATTTGGAGACCACTACATGTAGCATCTACAGCTACCATTAAGCCTGTTGTGTGCTTATCTTTCTTGATACAGCAGTGGTAGTATTCATGACATGAAGCCATAAATTGCCACGGTTCTTCTACATCTTCCCATTCAGGAAGATTATCTATCGGGTCTGTTGCAACCCTTGTGATTAAATCAGTATTCTCAGAGACCCATTTATGTCTATCTTCTATTGTTGCTTTATCTAACCCATAGGTAGTAGCAACTTGAAAAGACAACCATAACTCAGCCTCATCCGTGATAGTGGATTCATCAGCAAACCTTATAAGTGCCTTACCAAAGTCAGTATCTTGAGGTGTTAGGAAAGCTGGTATAGGGTAAGCCCTACCTCTGTAATCAAAAGACCAACATAAATAGTATATGTCATCTTTAAACTTTTGAGCAGCCTCTAACTGAGTTCTAGTTCTCACTGATCTTTTAAAGTTAATGCGATCAGCTGTATAAGCTTGAGCCATAGCACGTCTCCACGCTAGGTTCTTTACCGCATCTTCCCCCGCATCTATAGGACGTGGTGGTTTTAAGGCAGGACTAATAGGAATAAATTTCCCTACTACTCTACCCATTTCTTTAAACTTCTCAGCTACTTCTAAAACATGATTGTTAACACGGTACTTCACCTTTTGTAGCTTATTTAAAAAAGCCATTGGAGTTCCCCCGTGTATTATGAGGGGGTTACCACGCCTAGTTAAATCGTGACCTCTCATCATACGGTTTGTGATGTAACCGCCATATATAATATGGTTTGATTCATCATAGCCCCAATCGTCAGGCTCTACTAACATAGGCCAAGGGATACCACTGAATAATTCAGCACTTTTAATGACTTCATTCCTTTTGAGATTAAAGACATCTGTTGCTACAACTCTGTTAACACCTTTACCACGGTGGGTTTTACCTTTATAAACGGTAAACCAGCCTGTAACTTCCATGACGGATGCTAAACCCCATCTACCTAAGATGATTTTAGTCTTATCATCCCATCTGGCCCAGCGTATCCCACGCTCGCCAAACTTCTCGCTGGCTATCTTTTGCTTTTGTTCAGTACCACAGGCATCATGATAGTATGTAGTTGAAATATAATGTAATAAACCTGGATACTCTTTACGATACCAACGGAATTTACACTCAGCTTCTAAAGCTTTACCAATAGAACTTAGTACTGGTGTAAGTAAATCTTCATTACGTTCAAAACTAAACACCTTATCAAACACAACCTTCAGGATGATGGTGGCGATTGCTAAAGGTTCTAGCTCATTAAGATGTGCGGCAATCGGTTTGTAGTACTTACCTGCTTGACCTTTCCTGAGCTTACAAAATGTTTTCTCAATGTGGTCAATCAAATATGGTAAGGCTTCCTTTATTGAAGCTACACCGTACACGCTGGCCGAAGCGTAAGACTTTGCCTCCAAACGTTTCATGGAGTCGTGCAGACGAGCTTTCCCACACGCTATTGCTTCGGCCTCTAGCTCGAATTGTTTGGTTAAAGGAGTCACCATAAGCTAGGAATAATGAGTACTCGTAGTCATCGAGTCGGTCTATTTGACCTTGACTATAGATCATAGCATTTACATTGTTGTTCATGTGGAAATTGTTTACAGTAATCATCTTGATCATAACACCTCCAATGAGGTATAAAGAAACATAACTTCCATCCATGATCCTGGTGTTCATGCCTGACATATAGTTTGCCAAGTGCAGCAAGCATAATCAATAAGGTACGCTTACCATTAGGTTCAGTGTAAACCTCACCTGTATCTTCATCGAGGGCATAACCCTCTTCCTCTAGCAGTTCAGCTAGGTCAAGTGAATTAATCATGTCGAAAGGAAGTTTCTCGTAAACCTTCATTTGTCATTAATACAAACTCACCTCCTGCAGTGATTAAGGTTTCCATGAATTGATGAGCAGCCTTAGCATTTTTGTATGCCCTCTCCTCATATACACCGTCAGGCCATGTAGCTCTAACGATAGCAACATGAGATGGAGGTAAATGCCATGTAAGGGCTGCTTCAAACCCGTCTTCGATATCAAAAGGTGTTAAGTCATCAGTAGCTTTCCACCTATTGACCTCTCTGATACGGGATTTAAAATACTTTTTAGTCATTAGTAAATCCTATACATGATTTTAGAATTTGAAGGTGCTTTGTAACGGTTAGCATGGACTATCATGCCCATACTTCCAAGTATTAACCAAGTAATACTTAAGGCTATTAAGCCTACTTGGAAGTCAGACATTTTTCTCATGAAGCTTCTTTAGTAGTTGTTTCACCCGTGTCTTTGCTCTGCGTAGTGCTTGGGGCTTTCGCTTTCCTCGCTCTTTTCGCAGGACGTGGGCGTT